TAAATGTGAACTATACAATAACCTACAACCAATAGGAAATTTTGATATAAATCATATCATTGATGCACCATATGTATTTAGTTAAAGATATTACTGGACACTAGATCTAAACAAGGTAATATATCAAGACGTCTATAAGACGTTTCCCAAAATAAATTCAAAAAAATTCAATGGCAAGCAAATCACCAACTTTAATGTTGACAACTCCTTATGCAAATTTAACTTACGCATGGCTACATAAACCAGAACCTAAGTATGGTTACTATCAACTAACACTTGTATTTAAACCTGATGATGTATTTGTACCTGCTGACTTAGGTTTACAAGGAACAGAACCTATAAATTCTATAGAGTTTATGTTAGATAAATTAGAAGGTTTTAAAAAGCAATGGAAGGAACAATTGCAAAATGAAAATCCTAGTAAAAAATTTACCTGGTCAAGAGATAAAGAAGGTAATCCTAAAGAGTATTGGAAAACTACAGAACAAGGTTTAGAAGTTTATTGTCGTATGCCTAGTGGCAAAAGAACAAATAAACAAGGTGCTGAGTTTGAGTTACCACCACCAAAATTTGCAGAACAAGTAGGTGATAATGTTGTATTTTTAACCAAAGAAGAATCAGCTAAGTACGATAAGCTATCACCAGAATCTAGAGGTCAGGCATATTTACGTGTGCAAGGTTTTGATCTTGATGAAGTAGGTATGAGAATACAACCTGTATCAGTAATTGTGAGAAGTTACGTTCCTTATGATGGTATAGCTTCACCAGAAGCTATGGGTTTCATGCCAACAAAACAACCTGCACCACCTAGCAGTTACGAAGATCCTTCTGCACCAGTACCAGCAAGTGCAAGTGATTGGTAATAAATACAAAAGCAAGTTTGAAGCTGCATTTGCTGATAGCTTAAACAAAAAGAAAATTGTATTTACCTATGAAACATTATCTATTGACTACCAAATTAGTTGCTGCTACAAGCCTGACTTTATCCTCAACAATTTTATTGTTGAAACGAAAGGTTACTTCTCTAAAGAGGACAGAAGAAAGCATCTTGTTATCAAGGAGACAAGACCCGAACTAGACATTAGGTTTTGTTTTCAAAATAGCAAGACTAAATTATCTAAAGCTAAAAACTCTATCTCGTATGCCAAATGGTGTACGAGACATGGTTTTAAATATTGCGACAAGTTTATTCCTAAGTCTTGGTATGAGTAGTAAATATGTAAAAAAAACTGAATGTCCACAATGTCATTCTAAAGATAATCTAGCTTGGTTTGATGATGGTCACGCTTATTGTTTTTCTGTTGAATGTAACTATACATATTACCCAGATAAAAAATCGGAAAAAAAATTTTATCCAAAACAATTACAACAACAACCTGCATTTAAAAAAGAAGTGAAACTTTTACCTGTCACATATACTGATTTACCTAAACGTGGAATCACAAAAGAAACATGCGAACTATATAAGTATGGAGTCAGTATGTATAAAGGTCAGCAATGCCAAGTTGCTACGTATCAAAATAGTCAAGGTGTAGATGTAGCTCAACATATAAGGTTCGCAAATAAAAAGTTTGTTTGGCTTGGTGAGATAAGTGAAGTGCAACTTTTTGGTCAAAGTAATTGCAGAATACAAAATACAGGTGATATGTTTTTATCTATTTTTGAAGGCGAAATAGATTGCATGGCAGCTAGTCAAGTTTTTAATCACCGTTTTCCCTGCGTATCAGTTCCTTCTGGTGTACAGTCAGCAGCTAAATACCTGGCAAAAGAATATGATTTTATAAATAAATTTTGTAGATCTGTTATTTGTTTTGATAATGATAAAGCTGGTGAAGTAGGTAGTGAGAAGGCTTTAAAAGTATTACCTAAAGGTAAAGCTGCAATAGCTAGATTGCCAGAAGATATAAATGACGTTAATGATCTAACAGTTGCAAAACGTAGTGATGAACTAAAAGATATATTATGGAAAGCACAACCTTGTAGAACCGATCACATAATAAATGCTGCTGATGCTTGGGAGTTATTTAGTAAAGAAACAAGTAAAGCTATTTGTGATTATCCATATCCAGAATTAAATAAATTTACAGGTGGTTTATTTCCTACGCAAATGGTATCTATAGCAGCAGGTAGTGGTGCAGGTAAGTCTACATTGTGCGGAGAGTTTGCTAGTCACTTTCTTAAGAGTGGTTTAAAGGTAGGCTATATAGCTTTAGAAGAATCAGTACAAAGATCTCTTATGAGACTTGTATCTATAGATCTAAATACACCTTTGCATTTAAATCAACATGCTATAGATAAGACTGCTATCAAAGCTGCATTTGATAAACTAACAGGTACAAGAAACTTATATTTATATAATCATTTTGGTAGCATAGAACCTGATATATTACTTTCGCAGATAAGAAACTTAGCCACTACTGATGGTGTAGATGTAGTAATACTAGACCATATATCTATAGTTGTTTCTGGTATAGAAAACAATGACGAACGTAAAGCACTAGACGTACTATCAACAAAGCTAAGAAGTCTTATAGAAGAAACTAATATCTGTTTGCTTGTAGTGACTCACCTACGTAGACCTGATGGTAAAGGGCATGAAGAAGGTGCAGAAGTTAGCTTGCGTGATTTTAGAGGATCTCATGGTCTTGTTCAAATGTCAGATCTTTGCATATCATTAGTCAGAAACCAGTTATCGAACTCTGTAGATGAAAGGTCACAACTACAAATGAAAGTATTAAAGTCTAGGCATACAGGCATGACAGGAGAAGTAGATAAACTTTTGTATGATGCGGAAACTTCCAGGCTAAGAGCATACCCTAACTACTTTTAACTATGACTTTACTTATTGATGCTGACTATCTAATTTATTCTTCTTGTTGTGCAGCCCAACATGATATTAGGTTTGACAAATATAATCATCAACTAATTATGGATGAACGTGAAGCAATGAGCATGATAGATTTTAAATTAAAGCATTATCAAAACATATTAGATACAGAAGGTTATAAAGGTAGTGATGATATAGTTATGTGTTTTACAAGTTATCCTACGTTCCGACATGAAATATTTACAGAATATAAACTAAATAGAATAGATAAAAGACATCCTCTAGGTTTGCATAACGTAATAGAAGAAGTAAAAAATAATTATAAGTCTGTAAGTTATCCGCAACTAGAAGGTGATGACGTTCTTGGATTATTAAGTACAAACAATACTTATGATGAGCCTGTAATAGTTTCCGTAGATAAAGATATGAGAACTATACCTGGTTTATTATTAGCAAATGACACATTAGAACTAATAACTAAAACACAAGCTGATAAAAACTTTATGGCTATGACAATAGCAGGTGACGCTACAGATGGTGTGCCTGGTATAAAAGGTTTAGGTATGGTGTCTGCTAATAAAATATTAAATACAGCAAAAGATCTAGCATCTATGTGGGATGTAGTTGTAAAGACTTATGATAAAAAAGGTAACGGTATATCTGATGCTATATTAAATGCTAGGTTGGTTCGTATATTAAGAGAAGGAGATTACGACTACGATACAGGAGAAGTAAAGCTATGGAATCCTACGTTTTAAGAACCAAGAGTGTGATATTTTGCAGTTGCACGTTATATTAAAGTAAAGTAATTTAGTTTTTTTATGCCAGCAAGTGATTTGCCATACCTTAATGACGAATTGCTAGATGCTTTAGATTCTATCTACCCTAGTAGACCACCAGATCTATCACATACTGATAGGGAAATATGGTACAAAGCTGGTCAAAGATCAGTTGTAGAATTTTTGAAGAAACATCAAGAAAGGCAAAAAGAAACTATGTTAAGTTCCACCGTATTAGAAGGTCAAATCTAATGTGTATTTTTGGCAGCCCTCCACCACCACCTCCATTACCAGAACCTAGACCTACTCCTCCTATGCCAGAGGAAACTGCGGATGCTCCTGTTACTGGTAGAAAACGTAGTGAACAAACTACACCTACTAAAAAGAAAACTGATGGAACGGATGTTGGTACAAGAACAACAGGTGCAGCAGCAACAAGAAGAAGATTAGGTACAAGTTCATTACGCATACCTTTATTAAATTCTGGATCTTCTAGTGGTAACTTGAATTATTAAAAATGGAAACATTACAAACAGCAGAAAGTTTATATAACACTCTGTCTTTAGATAGATCGGCATATGAACGTGATGGTGATGACTGTGCAAAGTTAACAATACCTAGTTTATTTAATAATAATTCTGCAAAGAAACAAAAAATAAAAACACCAATGCAAGCGTTGGGTGCTGCTGGTACAAATAGCCTTGCTGCAAAAATGTTAATGGCTTTAATACCACCTAACACACCATTCTTTAAATTAATAATTGATGAACTAGAACTGCAAAAAAGTGGTCAAACAGAAATAATGGCAGAAATAGATAAAGGTTTACGTGGTTTAGAAAATGCAGTCATGGCAGATATAGAAACTAGCAACGATAGAGTAGCTATGTTTGAAGCATTAAAGCATTTGATAGTAGTAGGTAATGTATTGTTATACATAACAGAAGATGGATTAAAGGTATATTATTTAGATCGCTACGTAGTACAAAGGGATGAAGTAGGAAATATTTTAACTGTAGTTACAAAAGAATCTGTATCTACAAAAGCATTAGATCCAGAATTTTATGAACAGATAAAACAAAAAGAAAACTATACAGAATCTATGGATGGTACGGAAATAGATATTTATACAAAGCTAGAACGTGAAGGTGATAATCATGTATGGTTTCAAGAATGTAAAGGAGAAAAGATACCTGGTACTGATGGCATTTCTCCTGTTGATGTATCACCTTTTATAGTTTTACGTTGGACTCAAACAGATACTAATTATGGTACGTCTTATGTAAATGAATATAAAGGAGATCTAATTACATTAGAAGCATTAACACAAGCAATAGTAGAAGGTGCTGCTGCGTCTGCACGTACAATATATTTTATAAATCCTAATGGTGTAACTTCACCGAAGGCAGTAAGTCAAGCACCTAATGGTGCGGTACGTGAAGGACTTGCTACTGATGTATCTACACTACAAACTAATAAAGCTAATGACTTTGCTGTAGCTGAGAGGGTAAAAGCTACGTTAGAGAAAAGATTAGAAGATGCTTTCCTTATGACTAAGAGCATACAAAGGGATGCAGAACGTGTAACCAGTACTGAAATACAAATAATGAGTAATGCTTTAGAAGCTACTTTAGGTGGGATTTATTCTGTATTAAGTAGTGAGTTTCAAATTAAGTATTTACGTAGAAAATTACATCTACTTATAAGAGCAGGTAAAGCACCAAAACTACCAGATAAATTAGTTAGACCTAAAATAGTTACAGGTATAAATGGTCTTGGTAGGGATGCAGATAAAGCAAAACTCATAGAGTTTATAGGTACGATAGCTCAAGCACTAGGTGTAGATGTTATGAGAAGGTACATGAACATTGACGAAGCGATTATAAGGTTAGCTAATAGTGTTGGTATTGAGACTTTAAATTTGATAAAATCAAAAGAAGAGATAGCTCAAGAGTTGCAAGCTGAACAGCAACAACAACTTTTAAAAGATCTAGCTCCTTCTGCATTACAGGGTCATAAACTATTAGATCCTAAAAATCAAGCGGAAGCTCAACAAATACAAAACGAGGTAACACCGAATGCCAGCTAAAAAAACATCTAAAAAACGTGATGAAAATGGTCGCTACACTAAAGAAGAAGTAGCAGTTGTAAGTAGTCTAGGTGTAAACGATACACCAGAACCTACAACACCAGTTGAAAAAGTTACTGCACATGGTAATACTATTACTAATAGCTAATTAATTATGAAAGCATCCTTACAGTCAAACGAAACTCCTCCTATGTCACAAGAGGATCTACAAAAATTTGCTGATGATAACAAAAATGAAGATGGTAAGATCTTAGGCAAGTTTGATAGCGTTGAAGCTCTAGCTGCTAGTTATAAAGAACTAGAAGGTAAGTTAGGTGATGTTGCAAAAACAAAAGAAGAACCTGCTACAGAAGATGTAGTTGAATATCAAGAAGATGGTTCTGTAAATTATGAACTAGCAAAACAACAATACGGTGAAAAGTTAGGAGAACTGTTTGAACAAAGTGACGTTGATCCTTTTGCTATAAATAAGTATTACCAGGAAAACAACGGTACTATTTCAGAAGAGCATTACAAAGAACTAGAAGCTACTGGTCTACCTAGAAATCTTATTGATAGTTACCTAGCAGGTTTAAAACCACAAGAAGGTACAGAACAAGTTGCTGCTGATCCTAGCTTTCCTGAGTATGAAGATATTGTAGGTATCGCAGGTGGTGAAGATAAGTACAAAGAAATGCTGCAATGGATGGATGGTAATGTTGACAAAGAAGAACTAACAGAATTTGATAAAATTGTAGATGCTGAAAAAAGAAACATACCTAAAGTTACTCTTGCAGTACAAGAAATGTTTACCAGGTATAGAAATGCTATGGGTGTAGAACCTAGATTAATTGGTGGTAGAGGATCTTCAACACCTAATACAAAAGTATTTAAATCTAACCAAGAAGTTGTAGCTGCTATGAGTGATCCTAGATATAAAAAAGATATAGCTTATCAACATGAAGTGCAAAGAAGATTAGCTGAAAGTAATGTCTTTGGTATATCTGATTAATGGCTAAATCAGTAAGGCTACGCAAAGAACACAAGAGTAAAACTGGTGGTCTTACTAAAAAAGGTAGGGATAAAATTAATAGAGAAACAGGTAGTAATTTAAAAGCACCAGTAACAGGTAAAGTTAAACCTGGTAGTAAAGCTGCTAAAAGACGTAAATCTTTTTGTGCCAGGATGAAAGGTGTTAAAGGTGCTACCAGTAAAGGCGGTAAGCTAACAAGAAAAGGACTAGCTCTTAAGAAATGGAAGTGTAATTAATCAGCAGCTTCGGCTGTGTTTCCCTCTGCTACCCAAGCAAGGTACTCTTGGTAATCAGTGTTTCCTTCGCTTACTGGAATATAAACATTATCTGTTGTTCTTAAAATAATCTTTGGGTTTTCCTCGCCTGTTCTACCATTTTTAGTTTTTTTGTACATGATGCCTCCTATAGTTCAGATGCCGCAGTGTAGTCAAAATCTGATTCATTACCATTTTTAAAATATTGAAAATTTTCTTTTCTTGTATATTCAGTAGATGATGGTGCATGACTACCAGATTCTCCTCCTGACGCTGTATAAGTCATTGATGGGTCATCCCTCATAGGTGTAGCAAACGTAACGCAACTTGCATGGGTATCACTATTACCCATATAAAATTTAGCATGACCTACTTGATAATAACGCATGCACTTAGCTAAAGTTTCACCATAAGATTCGTGAGCAAAATCTGTTGCCACGCTGCCTACTTCTAATTGAACTCCTGTAATTTCAAATGTTGCATCATTTGTTGTGTACCATGTTGAAGTCATATTTGGTACTCTGGCTGATGAACTGTAAGTTGCCCATTGATTCAAAGTAACAGACCCAGTACCATCTGTACCTCTAAATAAAACAAATTCCATAAGCATTCCTCTACCATTATCATTATTAATAGTTAAATTAGAATTTCCAGGGATTGTTTTTGTAACTTTTGTCCAAGTGTCAGCAGTTAAAGAGCCAGTTTCAACTGGATAATTATATTGTGTACCATCTTCAGTTCTTAACATTACATAAAAATTTTGAGCAACACTTGATTTTACCCAAAAAGATAATGTTATATCACTTGAACTAGATAAATAATTCCAACCACTTGAAGCTAAATCTTGTGCTTCGATACCATAACTAATTGCAATCAAATCTCCACTTCCAGCACCACTTGTTTGATTACCATTTGTTATCTTTAATGCTTTTCTAAAACCTGATGTATAAGGAGTAGTACCACTTGCAACATCAACTTGTGCATGAGTAGGTGCTTCATCAGTACTTTGACTATAAATAGGATATCTATCTACACTTCCATAACCATTTGTAGTAGATGACGTGCCACGTTGAGCCACTTGCATAGCTCCGTTAATTATTAAATTACGATTAGCAACTGGAAAGTTTAGTTTTGCTTGCGTAATACTTCCGTCAGCAGGGGTAGTAGATAT